GAATAGTGCTATTAACAGCATTTTGAGCTTCTAGTTGTATTCCAACAGCAGATGAGAAATTGGAACTAGTTAGTACTGGTTCATTAATAGCATTTAATACCCAATTTGTATGTTGTAAAAATGTATTAGTACTAGCCATTAGTTACTCCTTATTATCTTTCTTTATAATACCCAAGAACTGTAGTATATGCAGCAGTTGCAGCAGAAACATAATCAATAGCAAAACTATTATTAGTACCTAAAATAACTGCACCATGCAAATCAATATCATAATGTTTATTTGCTTCAATTCTAAAGTTATAAACAATATTTCCTTGAGTATTAGCAGTTTCATCACCAAATGCAGTAGCTAATGGTGTACCACCAAGTATACTATTTAAAGCAACACCTACAATTGATAAAGTACCAGCAGGAGTAGGATTAGTTTTATCCGTTAAATGACATTTAATTGTACTTGCTGTATCACCATTAAAAGAAAATCCAAGAATATGTAAATTCTTAGTTGTGTGATCATTTCTTATAAGAATAATTGTATCAGCAGCATCTGGATCATATGTTACATTAGTCCATGAAAATGCATCACCACGTTCTGCTGCATGTTCAAACTCATCATGTATAACTGCTTCAACAGATGCTTGTCCTTCTACATCTATCTCTAGAATATTACCGCCTGAACGACCTTCAATTTTCATTATATTATATCCTTTGTATCATCTTCTTTAAATTCTTCACCAGTCATAGATTGTAAATGCAGCAACATTAATTTTAATGTTGTATCTATACTACCTAAAATTTCTATTGTATCATAATCATATGTGGAAGTTCGTGATACACCACCTTTTTCATTAATTGTAGGATCACGTTCAATACCTGATCTTGGTTTTCCAGTTCTCCAAAATTTAAAAGACATTACTTAGCCTTTTCTTCAGCACCATAGATAGTGTATGTAAGAGCATTTCCTTCACTTGATTTAACAGCAAGATTTCCAGACTGTCTTCCATCCATCCAGAACTGTTCTTCTATTCCTATAGTTTCACCAGGATCAATAGGTATATCCCAAAATAATGCAGTAGCTTCTGTATATGTATCACCATCAACATCATGAAAAATTCTAAATGTTGCAACATTTGCAGAAGTATTACAGACTATAATCTTTCTTATTTCAGTTCTATAATGATTTGGAATAGCATAAAGACTAATAGCACTAGAACTAGAAGGTCTAGATTGTGCTATTTGTCTACCAGGAAAGTCTGTAACAATTTCTGCCATAGGTTGTTAGGGGAGAGGATTATTCCTCTCCCCATTCTCCATTTATACTTTAAGCGGAAGTATACGTTTTCTTATCAGCAGTTGTTAAGTCTGTGAAGTCTGCTACAACAGCCCAAACACTAACAACGCCATTAACAGGGTCATCAACACTAATTAATAGGTCAATAGTATCCGCTGCATCGTAATATTTACCATCCTGCAATGTAGCAGCTTGAGTAATACTACCTGTGGCATTAATTAACCCAGCATCTACATACCTAGCAGTATCACTACCATCACCAAGAGATACCTTAGCTGTAGTATTAGTAGTTTCTGCTGTTTTAACATTAACGCCAGCAGAAAGAACAAGTGATCCAGCAGGAATCTTTAGTACCTGAACAGTATCAGTTGTTCCAATTGTTACATCACCTGCAACAACAGCGAAATCAACTACCACTTCCATAAGATATGCAAGATTACGAATAGCTGGATGCCCACCAGAAGCAGGAACAGCATATGAAATAGTTGCCATGATTTATTCTCCTTTCCTATTAATCAATTACGTAGTAACCAACACCTAGCGCAGTAGTGCGAAGGGTCTTACGACCGTATAGGTGTAGTCCACGAGTTTTATCTGCAAAGCTAAATTCTGAACGGATAACTTCTGTCTTTGCAATCTGAGAAGCAGTTGCGGTTGAAGACATATGCCCGAATAGAGACAGATTAGTAGCAGATGTAGCTGATGGTAAGTTATTAGACTTGTAGCATCGGAACCCACGAATTATACCTTCAGTAACACGACCATTACGAAGTTTACTGTCAGAATCATGTGAATAACGTGAATCTAATATCTTTGAATTCTCATCAGCCATAATTTCCCAGAAATCTGGGTCAGCAACAAACCAACGATTATCATCTGGTACATTCTGATCGTCTAGTTGACGAGCAGCACGAGCCATAAATCGTAGTGGTGAAACTTCACCAGCACCATAACCAAGGTCCATAGCAGCAGAAGTTGAAGTAATATCTCCTGTTGAAGTTGCACTGTCTGAACCAATAGTATTGCCAGAAGGTGCTTGTCCCTTCATATAGGTAAGAATTGTTGAATCATAGTCGTCACGAATAGTATAAGCTGCTGAACCAATTGCTAATTCAGTCCAATTGTGATGTGCAACCTTAGCTTCTACATCATCAACTGCAAACTGGAAATACTTAGCTTGGTCAACAGTAAGAGTGATTTCATCGTCAACTAGGTCTTGAGTTTCAAGAGCTAACCCACGAGTATAATCAGCAATAGTAATTGTAGGTTCTTTGATGATACGAACAGTATCACCATAATTAGCAATTTCACCGAAGTAATCGGTATTAGTAATATCTTGTACGACAGCTACCCGACGGAAAAACTTTTGTACGTCCTTTGAGTAAATCTGTGCAATAAAGTTATTTTGGGTTAGATTGCTATGTCCACCCGTTGCACCAATAGTCATATTATTTCTCCTTGTTTAGATTGTTTTTATTATTCGTCTAAAACTCTACCCTCTTTTAAAGCAAGTTTAATATCAGCTTGAAGTTCATCTGTATATTCAGAATCATCTAGTGCTTCAATCCAAGACATCTTATAGATTGGTTTACCATATACTTCTGCATTTGATGCTCCACCTGTTGATACTAATTGAGCAGCATCTGCCTTGCCCTTTCGAGTTTTATTTGGTTTTGTCCCTGTTTCGGCTAAATAGAAAGTTATTGCTTTTGCAAGTAACATACCATTATAGGAATTTTCATATACCCAATCTTGAATTTCCATTGGCTGTTCATTAGCCCATTCATGGAAAGCGTCAGATTTTGTAATTTCTTCCCAATTAGGATGTTTAGTTACTAGAATAGTTTTAGCTTTTGCCTTATCAGTTTCTTTTTGTTTTTCGTCAAGACGTTTATTTAAATCTGAAAATTCTCTGTCGCGGTCAGCATTTTCACGTTGATTTATAGCTTGCATAATTCTAAAAGCTTCGGGATTCTTATCTGCAAATATAATAAGTTCTTCATCAGTCATGTGAGAGGTTCCAATAGGGGAAGTAGTCTCTAATTGTGCTTTTAATGCATGTAGTTCTTCTTGATGTTTTTTTTCTATTTCTTTCTTTTCTTTTGCAGAATAACTTCTAAGATCACCATAGCGTTTTGCCCATGAGCGGTCTTTTTTATTTAATTTTCCATCTGCTCTAGCATTTGTAACTTCATCTTCGATCTTCTGATCGTCAGTTTTACCAGATTGAGTATTAGCTTTAATATGTTTTAATCGTGTATCTACAAAACTACCATCAGCTTCTGCTTCTATTTGTTCTGCACTTTTATACGGCGATTGTTCTAATACTACTTTGTCTTTAACTTCACTAACAATTTCTTTAGCCATTTTTATTCTCCTTGTGGGGCCAATAGTGGGGTAGCCACGAGAAATTTCTCAGAGAGGGGCCAATCTAAACAGATTAGGTAGTCTCCCAAACTATTGTCTTATTTTGATATTTGTTCCATACCTTATGGTTGTGGAACACTATTAATTAATTCAGCAAAATACTTCTCTCCGAAGTATTTTACTACATGTACGGGAATTACAAATTCCCCTTCTGAAAGGTTGCGTAGTAAATCATCTGCAACCTCTTCATTTATTGGAGCAGGTTCCTCAAGTTGTTTACGTTCAACGAGGCCGCCTCCCTCATAACCTTTTCTAACAACACCACCCTTAGCATAATATCCTTCTTCCTCTTCCTCTTCTTGTCTAATTGATCGTTCAAATTCAGTTGATATTTCTTCATCGGGCTCTGGAGTGGGAGGAACTACGTCATCTGTACGGTCAACGAGCATTTCAGGGGGCTCTTGCTTGATAGGATCAGGGTCTTCATCATCATCGGGCTCTTGGAACTCTGGGGGTGGAGGATATTTACCTCCCTCTTCCTCAATCTCTTGTCGAATCTCTTCTTGCCTAACTTGTTCTTCTGCAGAAAGGGGATCAACAAGGGGCTCTGGGGGTGGTGACGCTAATCGTGGTGGCGCTAATGGTGGCGGAATCTCCAAACCCGTCGAAGTGTATTGTTTGGGTGATGGCGGAATCGGATAACCCGTCTCCGGATCGATATATAATTGTTTGGGTGATGGCGGAATCGGATAACCCGTCTCCGGATCGATATATAATTGTTTGGGTGATGGCGCAATCGACTCAACGAAGCCGCCATCCTGATAACCTTTTCTAACAACACCACCTTTAGCTAAACCCCAGCGAGTATCATAGGCTTCCTCTGGATCAACGGGTTCTGGAGGGAGAGGAACTACGTCACGGTCAACGAGCCTTTCAGGAGCAAGTTCCTCTTGTTGTGGTGGCGCTAATTGTGATGGTGGTGGCGCAATCGGCACAGCGTATAACGGAGCTATTAATGTTTCATATAATATTTCAGACAAAGGTTTGGGACCGTTTGCATCTTCGTATGGGTCCATTGGACGTTCAACGAGGCCGCCATCCTGATAACCTTTTCTAACTATACCACCTTTAGCAAATCCCATTTCATCTTCCCATTCATCTTCAATTGATTGTTCATATGCAGTTAATTCTCCTTCCTCAAGCACAGGAACAGGATACTCCATCTCTAATTCAGCTTTTTCTTCAAAATCCGCCTGAGTAGGAGCAACTTCTGGTCCACTAGAATCAACTACAGTGGGCGCTGGATCGACCGTCCTTGGCCCTGGTACAGCTTCACCTGGGCCTGTATCTACACCCTCATCGCCTTCTGGGTCATCAACGCCAAAAACTTTTTTTAAGCCACCATAAAAGTCATCAATTATATTTCCGTCGTCACCCTCATCTCGTAGTCTCTGAGTTTTTTCCTGAGCTTGTCTATCCAGGTCTAATAGGTATTCTCTATATTCTCTCCTCCCCATCCCTTCTAGCTTCCCTTGAAAGCGCCCGGCCCATCGTTCGTAGTCGGCTTTAGTTATTTTCCTGGGGTCGGGATTTATCGTGAGGTTTACATCTAAAAAGGACTCCACTATGTCCTTACCTATATTTGCCAGGATAGCATAAGGGCTGTATTCCATATACAGGTCTACACCCTTGCCCAAAGCTGTTTCCCTCTTAGCTTCATACCGCTTCACCTTCTCTTCTCCCAACATTTCTAGTTCTTCTTTCGATAGGCTGTCCATAAATGCCCTAAATTCACTATTTAACTCATCCCGCTGTTCTAATCGTTCTTCCTCCTCTCTTAATTCTGCTTCTTCTTCTTCACGTTCTATATCTAGACGCGCTTCTCGTTCTTCAGGCGTTTCGCCTTCTGGAGGAAGAACTGGATCATCTCCATTTGGTGGATCAACTGGATCAATTGGTAGTGGTGGTGCTGGAACCCATTCGCCATCTTCCAAAACTGGATAAGTACCCAGAGGGCCTTCAGACCCTATAGAAGGACGTACACGTGGGGTAGCAGCGAAATATAAACCACCGTTTACATCACGATACGCATTAAGATTCATAATTGGGGGTGATCGATCACGTAACGATTGTGTTGCTTCTTTGTCTAACTGATCTTCTGGAACATCAGGGGGCGCTGGGGTGTATGTGGGCATCCAGCCCGGATCGCCAATTTTTCCTGGTCCACGTAAATCACCCCAATCGTCAACTACGCCTCGTTCTAAATCGCCAATTGCCATTTATTTATCTTTCTTTTTAGGAAGTTGATATTGTACACTTTCTCTTAAATTTTGTAATTCATTAAGAAGTTGAAGATACCCTTGTACTTTATATATATCTTGAATATCACTTAATTTAGTAATCTCCTTAACTTTCATATCTTTTAAATACTGTATAAGCTCATTAAGAATTTCCCAATGTGCAGTATGAACTAAAATATTAAGCCTGGGGAGGATTTTGGCCGGGATTTGCACCTTGTGGACCTCCTAGTTGATTACCAGAGAATGATTTTTCTCCCGGCATTTGTGTGTTAGCTGGACCAATATTACCATCACCAGTTCCTGTTGAACCACCATCAGTTGGTATACCGTCAAGCCCTCCACCCATGGTATTACCTAATCCTAATGGGCCTCCTTGTCCTGGTGCTCCACCTAAACCTAGTGAACTAGCTTTATCAATAAGACCAGCCATAACCTTAGCTTGTTCTAGATCATTAATTGCTTCTTCTGGATCAAGATCATTGGAAATAGCATACTCTTTCATTACAAATCCAACATTAACAAATGGGGCAGTCATTGGATTAGCAGTAAATTGGATAAAGTCTTTTAATCTTTGACTACGAACTTCTTTTTGCATAAGGGCTTCTGTGCCCATTGCTTTAACTTTTAAGTCACCTTGAATACGAATATCATCATTAAACTGCATATTCCAATGGTATAGACCTTCACCAAGAGGAATAAGCATATAATCGTCAATATTCTTTACTACAGTTTTAATATTAAGTGCTGCTGCACCCATAAGCATTGACATTCCAGCAGCAGTTCTAGTAGTACTTTGAACCTTTGTTTGTCCGTGACTATAAGAAGGAATACCTGTTTCTTCATCAGCAAGTTGACGTAACTTGTCAAACATCATTAAGTTTTCGTTTGTAGTAGATTGAAACTTAATAGAGTGAATAGCAGCACCTGGAGAACCAGCTTGTCGTCTAAATATCTTACCAGGATAAATATCCATTGGTTGTCCTGGTACTAATGATGTTTCATCAATATCAAATACTAAGTTACCAGATAATGCTAAATTATCAATAGCCATTCTCATATGACCATTCATGATAATAGTGGAATCTGCCATGTTCTCTGGAACACCTACTCCAAAAAATTCATGTGGATCACGTTCATAAGGGAAAGCTAAGTAAGGAATATGTGTAGGTTCAAATGGGTTAACAACCATTCTAAGAAGTTGACCATTACAAACCCAAATATTAACTTGAAGTTCATCAAGACTTGTTAAGTCTTCTATATTTTCAAGACCTATTTCTACAGCATCTTCTGCATCAAATGGACCCCAATATTCAATTACCTCAAATCGATTATGTTCTTCTTCTGAATCATTTTGATCATGTCGTAATTGATCTTCATAATGTTGTTTTGTATAATTTGGTCCTTGTAGAATAACCTCATTAATAGCTCCTATATTAAAATAAGGTAACTTACGTAATTTACGTAATTTGGTTTTTGTTAAACGATGTCTTTGAATCATATGATCCAAATCATCCATATCAGTACCAGCAGATTCTGGAAATGCATCCCACACAGATACATGTTCAATTACAGGAACAGTTTTAGTTTGTGGATTATACTCTTTGCTTAACTCACCTGCTTCATCAGAAGATATTGTCCATCTAGGAACAATTTCTTTTACACTGAATGGTCCTTTAATAATTCCAGTACCATACAAACAAGCATCAAAGACTGCTTTTCTTAATTCAATAGCTGCCTTAGTCTCTGTTAACTGATCCTTAATAGTTTTTTCCATCTGCCTAGCAGCATATTTAGCAGGAGAAACTTGTGGTTCATCAGTAGGTGCAGGACCAGGAACAAATTTTTCTAACCCTTGTCTAAACTTATCTCTAAGCCCGCCAAGAAAATGCATAGGGGGTTCAATCTCATTCTCACGAGTACCGTCACCTGGAAACCCCAATTCAATAGAAGGTTCAGTAGGTACATCACCTTCTCCTGTATCTTTACCTATATGGGCAAATTCAGCAACTCCTTCTGGTCTTTCCGTTGGACTAATACCAATAGGAAATTTCTTAGCACCATATAAGATTTCAATAATTTGTCCATATGCAGCTAATGTTTTAGTTTTAGGAATTTTAATAAAGACTTGAGATTTTTCATCAGTACGCATATTACGAGAAGTATTAACAATACCTCGATAATCTTGATACGAAGCTAACCATCGGTCTTCTGTAATGTGTCGTGCTGTTTTAGCTCGTTCGTATTTAGTTAGAACAAATTGTACAGCAGCAGATATATTAAAATTTGCTTCCTCTTGTTCTTTACGAGCTTTCTTTATGTCTTCTGGTTCAATTCCTTCTATTACACTAGAATAAAGTTGGTTTTCAACCATGTATTATAAAGTAGCACCTGATAACTTATTATATGCTGTTTTAGGATATGATTTATCTAATGTATAATCTTCTGGATCATTAATCATATCTGATACATCAACTCCCTCACCACTAGTTGGAAAGGCTTGAGTTAGGCCACCGTCATATCCATTAGGCATAGCATGTTCATATTCTTCACGACCAACATATCCAGCCTTCATATCTGAATTAAATGATCCTTGTTTACGTGAGCGATTAGCAGAATCAATTGCAAAATTAGGCATATTTATCTCCTTAATTAGACCAAACAGTTGAATGGCCGTTTCGTTTAGTGTGATTAATTTTTTGTACACGAAATACGGGACTGCCACGTCTTTGCCCAGAGTTCATAGGATTCTTACGATGTGGCATAGAATAGTGCATCATTTTCATTATTTATTTTTCCTTATTTATTAATATCCAAATTTAACGTCAACCATATTAGGTCTTTCTTGTTGTATTAAATATTGTCTTTCATCAGGGTATAAACTGTGTGTAGGTCTGCTATTTAACCCGTATCTAAAAGAATCATAGGCGTGATCATCAAGAAACTTTTGGTCTACATCTTCCATGTTTAGAGGGTCTAATGGTAGGATTGGTAAAGTACGAATTAAGTTTACACAGTTGTTAAAAATTATAACTCCTGGTTTTCCATCGTGGTATTCATCTGGCTTAAGCCTTTTATGAATTTGATTTTTACCACGTATTCGACTTCCTTTACTCTTATCAGCTTTAGTCCAATTAACACCAGCCCTTATCATTGTTTCAGCTACACTAGGACCAGTCTGACCTCGTTCTGCCCAGCTTTCGGTGTCTAATGGTCCGGTAATAATACCAGGATCATCCCATTCCATTTCAATAATTTTGTCAGCTAATGCTTCAGCGTCTAATCCCTTAGCGTATAACTCACGATATATATAAAGTATACCTTCATTAGAAACAGCATACCAAAGTACACAAGCAGGAGCTACATAACCATAATCACAAGAACGAAAACGGTGCCAATCAGCAGGAATATCAAAATATTTACAGGTATGAATTTTAATATCAAACTCAGGAAATGCTGTATCTTCTGCAATATTCCAATCACCTTCTAATAATCTTCTTCGTTGTACTTCTGGTAGAGAAGACAACATTGTAAGATACTCAGAAGACTTCATCAAATAAGGATTATCAGATAACTTAGCAGGAATAAATCTTCGTTTGAAAAGAGGTTTACCTCTTAATTTTTCATCTATAAACTCATTATATGGATAAGTAAGAACTTTGTCTGTTTCAATATCCCTTGCCCAAAATGATGTATTCCAAGGAGCAGGATCAATAAACATTTTCTTAACCCACCAACCACCAACACCACCAGGGTTTGTTGTAGCTCGCATGTATGTTTCAAGAGTTGGATCAGTTGTTCTTAATCTTGAACGTAAATAGTTCCATACATAAGGAGTACTAAAGTGAGTTAACTCATCTACACCAATCCATGAAAATGCAGAACCCTGATATCTATGAACATCAATATCATTGTCAACGAAACTCATTAAGATAAAAGAACCAGATGGAAATGCCCATCTATTTAATTTACCATTCCATTTAGCCCCAGGAACTGCACGTCTATATAAATATTGGGATTTATCTATAAGTTCTTGAAGTTCAGGCATACTTTTACGAAGAAGAATTGCCTTATGGTTTGGGTTATCTATATTACGAAGAGGGTCTGCAAGCATCCCGTAAGATTTACCACCACCTGCTGAACCACCATATAGAACTTCTTTTTCAGATGCTGCTAAAAATGATTCTTGTTTACCAGGGTTAGGTCTAAAAATAACATTTTCTGTTTCTTCTAAAACTTCCTTAGCTACAGGAGTAGCAGCGTCTAAATCTTCACCTGTAATAATGCCATGAACACTTATACCGGATACTTTATCAACAAACTTATTTGCAGCGTCACGTTTCTTTTTAGCTTTTTTAACTTGAGCTTTAGCTTTTCTTGCTAAGTCAGTAGCACTTTTTGCCTGTTTCTCAGCACGTTTAGCTGCTCTATTAGCTGCAATCTTAGCTCTTTGAGTTGAACTAAAATGATATATACGTTTTTTACGAGGTTCAGTTGGAGTTCTATCTATATCCTTAAGTATAGTACCAATATCTTTTTTCATAATTTTAATTGTATGGGGAAATTAATCCCCATACAAAATAAATAAATACTACGCAGGTATTTCTACCCAAGTAATGCTTACACCTAATGAAACAGTTGTAGTAGAAACTTGATTCATAAGAGCTAACACACCCCCAGGAGGTACAATAATATCACCACTTACTTCATCTACAGATGTACCTTGAGGCTGCGTAATAGCAGAAGAAGGACCAGCCGCATTTAAAATAGTAATTGGTGATGGGCGTAAAATTGAAAGATTTCCAACAAGACCTGTAAGAGCAGTACTCATTGCAAATGCTTTAGCTATAGACCCAGCAGATTTTAGAGTTTTGCAGTTAACAGGTGTAGAACCAGTAGTTATAACAGTTTCTGTATCATCTTTATACCATACAAACCCACCAGGAGCTACTGCCGTATTAGCAACAGTAGTTGCTACAACAGTGGCACGAGTTACAACTAAGTTTATACCTGTACCAACATCATTCCATAAACCAATTACTGGCTTTGCAGTTTCAGTCAAACCAGTAGCAATAGCATTTTCTGCTACAAGAGCAGTATTAGAAATACCAAATGTATATACATCACCAGCAAGATTAACTGCTGCATACAAAGGTAAAGTAGTACCAATAGCTGTATTTTTGAAAGTTGTCATGTATATTAACTCTTATTGAGAAGCGGCTCTTGCGCCAGAAAAATAGACATAATCAATATCTAAATCAGTATCTGTTTGAGTATCAGTTGCTGAATCAATAGCAATATATGGAATTAACAAAGCAGTAGTTGCTACAGCAGTAGTAACCGTATTAGTTAATACTCCATTAACATAAAAGCGAGCATCACCATCTTCATCAACCTCAATACGTAATGTAGCATATGTATTTGCTGTCACTGTTGTACCAGTTGTAGTTTCAGTAGTAGCAATTGTTCCACCATTTTCTGTACAAATAGTCCACACTGTATTAGCTGTAGCATCAAAATCGAATGAGAAGCAAGCAGCATTGGCAAGAGATAAACCTCCATCTGCAACTGTTCCACTATTAACTGTATAAAGTAAACGTTCCGCAGTAGTAGCAAGTGTATCAGAAAGACCAGCGTTCATTGAGCAACCTGTAAGAGCACTTAATGAAAGACGAGTTTCAAATACTGTAGTACCAAGACTAATAAGTGAACCTTTAGCTAATAAAATTAGACTCATAACTGATCCATCTTCTGTACCATCAGCATTACCGGAGCCCATATCAGCAGTACCTTCTGGAGATACATTATTTATAGCTAATGCAGTAGCATTTGCATCTGTACCAGCAAACGTAATCCACATTTCAGAACCAGCGGTAGTTAAACCAATAGTAGCAGTTAAGAAATCATCAAAGTATTCAAAACTAGTTTCTCGTACTGGATCGCTTGCTGAATGTTCACAATACCATTGTGTAGCACTAGTTGCTTCAAATACAGCAGTACGATTAGGTGCTAGATAAAATGCAGTATCCTCAGAAATTTCATTAATTTTATCATCACCACCACTTACTGGATAAACTAACAATGCATAATTTCGATTGTCATTAACAACCTCATATGGTCCTCTATTAGTATCCGCAGCAGGAAGTACAACACCAGCAGCACCAGTTGCACCAGTCACAACATTATGTGTTGAAGTAATAGCAGTTGCATTAGAAGCTGATGTACCAGCAGCAGCTACAACAGTAACTCTATCTTGATCTAAACCCGCAGAATCAACTCTTAAACGGTATGCTTCATGCGGATCAGTAGTAATACTAGCCATAATTATTCTCCTATAGTTGGTTTATTTATTAGAAAGATTAATTGTTCAAGGTTAGAGAATTTTTCATCTATATACCCTTGAAATTTATTTAAATCTTCCTTAGTTACATAATCTTGGGCTACGCTCTCTCTGATATCCGCTTGAGCCCGCTCCAAATGTAGAAGCCATCCCATGGTACCACTAATTAATGCCACAATAACCATTACAAAACCATTTTTAACCCATGTAGTCATTAATATTTCCTTTTTATTATTTTTTGTATACCACGCGGAGTAAGTTTACGACCTGTGTGTGCTTCTACATAGTTTGCTATCGTTCGTAAACTTTGAGATTCACTAAACTTACGAATCTCCTTAATAATTTTTTGTTCTTGTTCTTCTTCTACAAGTAAATGTTCATTTTGGGGATGTAGTTTATAGCCAAAAGGTATTGTTGAAGAAGTTCTAGTTCTTGTCTTTATAGTCATTATCTTTACTAGGAAGAATTACAATACCAGCCTCTCCCTGTAGATTAATATCCAAACGATCTTTCTTAGCAAGACCAACACGATCTAAAATATCTTTAGCTATTTTAATTTTTGTGTCTTCTGCTATATCTTCTCCTTTACTATGTAGAGAAGCAATAAGTTGCGTTACCGCTGGCCCAGCATGAAGAACTAATTTACTTTCAACTAAGTCTAAATAGTATTCTTTAAATTTACGAACTAATTCATATCCATATGATGGACCATAATCAGTTTGTTTTGCTGCTTCCTTAACAGACAAACCATCTAAAAGTAAATTAAAAAATTCCTTTTGAATATCATTAGTTGGTTCTTTAATAGACATTATTTCTTTTACTTTGTTTTACCTTTTGAAGTACGTTCGAAACTTCTATTTTTAAACTTGCTTTGGGGTTTTAGATTAGAACGTGAATTCTGTTTAGGATTGTCATTCTTGTGAGCTACATCTTTATCATCCCCCTTTTTAACAGACCCTTCGTTCATCAACTTTCGTCTTGCTGCGTTCCTACTAGTTCTATTCTTTATTTGCTTTTTATTACCTTGGTAGTTATCATATTCTTTTCTATAGTTTCTACCAGTAGATTTATTACGCATCCTCCTACCAGTTATAGGGTGTTTAGCCATCTTACCCATTACTTATCAAACTCCATAAGATAATATATATTACTTCTAGTAGTATCACTTTCATGAATTAATCCATAAATTCTAACAATCTTACCAAGATGGTCTATAGGTTCTCCTATCTCCACAACTTCAAAATATTGTGGTGCTACTTCACTAAAACTTATACATCTATTAATAGTAGGATGAAATAATGTATTAAAATTTTTACTACTTACAATTCTACCAGCATCAATATCCGATAGAATTAAACTCATAAGGTCTTCTTTATATCTACAAACATAATAAGGAAATGAAGTATCTCCAATATCCATAGTAGGAGGAGTAATAACATTATTCAAACCTACTTGTTGAGCTATGCTAGGAGTACTCCAATTAATAGATAATATTGTAGCAAGTAAAATTCCATACAGAAATGCTCTCATTACCGTATTCTTTGTGCTGGTCCTGTAGTAGATGGCATTTCACTTTTATCTTTAGTACTGTAAAGTCTTCCACCAGGACGATCAGGCCATCTAAAAATTTCCTGATTATTGGCTCTAGCTTCGTTAAGTGCTTGTCTAAAACTTTTTTCTCCTTTGCTACCCTTACTATAAACAGGATCGGGACCACCAGTAGCAATAGGACCAGGAGCTATATCTTGAGCTTGTTGTGAAACAGGTGGTCCTTGTTCTGGTCTACCAGGAGTAGGTCTACCAGGAGTAGGTCTACCAGGAGGAGGTAGTGGTCTACCAGGAGGAGGTAGTGGTCTACCAGGAGGAGGTAGTGGTCTACCAGGAGGAGGTAGTGGTCTACCAGGAGACTGTACAGGAGGTTGTCCTATTGGGGGAGCAACAGAGGATAATGGCCTAGCAGCTTGTGGAGTTTGAAGTCCTGCACGAGGCTGTGTAGGATCAAAGGGCTGTGTAGGATCAAAACGTAGACCTTGACGATTTGCTGTAGTTTGTGTAGAATAAGGATTTAATCGCTGATTTTCAGCAACTTGTTCTATTGGTTCAGGAATTAATTCTCCAAGAACTTCAATTTTATCTGCAATATCATTCCATTCAACTTCTGTACTTGTATAAGGTTTAACTAAATCGCTTATTCCTTGTGCCTTATCCTTACTAACTACACTACCTTTTAAAGTATTTATACCTCTATCAATTGCATCTACACCAGTTCCAACATATCCATCAATAATTGGGCCTAATGATTGAAATAAGTCTCTAACAGCATTAAATATTGGGAAATATTTTTCATTTCCACTACCCATACTTTTTAATTGGTCTATCGCCCTCTTAAAAACATTAACAGAGGCATCAAGTACCATTCTATCAAAGTTTTTAGGGGTATTACCAGAAGTCACATCATTTAAACTTTCACGGGTTTTCTTTGACTCATCAAAGACAAAAAAGTCATTTTCAGACTGCTTTTTATCTTTAGAAACCTCTTGTGCAGTTCTAATTTCTGTTTCTCGATGGACCATTCATTAAACCTCTTGTTCTATAGCATTTGTGTATTCAATCGTATGTTTATCTATATAATAAGTTGTTGTAACATGTTGAAAGAACATACTATATAAGTATAGACACGATTTGATACTTTGTCAAGTAAAAAATGCACTGTTCACGAAAAAGTGAACAAATTATTTCCTATATATAGATGTACCATCAATTGGTTGTATAATTGCTGCTGTACTTAAATCACCAATAAATTTATTTTCCATAATTAATTTTCTTATGATGCTATGGGTGGTTCATCATTTTCTGTTTTGTCCATATTATCTAGTACTTCTTGTAGTACTTTATCTACTGGAGTAATAAATGTATCTATTGGAGCAATATCACTTACAGGAAATGGAAGGACCATATTTTCTTCTTCTTTAACTTCTTCTTTAACTTCTTCTTTAACTTCTTCTTTAACTTCTTCTTCGTCTTTTTCCCAAATATTACCTATTACTTCCGTAATATGCACTTCTAGCAAAGCTTTTGCATATCCAAGCCCCATCACAAAAGACCTGTTAAGCGCATCAATTAGAACTTCTGCATTATCTTTATTTTTTATCTGTAAATTAAAATCTCTGTTAATTTCCGTAACAATCTCAAAACCATCTTCAATTTCAACTAAATCAAATGCTGTATTATTACTCATTATAGTATTCTCCTTCTTTAGTTAGCCCTACTCTCCAATGTCTTTTCAACATCTCCGATTGTCGCTCCTAAAGCTGCGTCATATGCTGTTAGAATGGCGTACATCTTAGAGTTTTGTGTATTATGAATAATGGAATACACATTATCTTCAATACTTTGTACCAGAATATCTACCACCTGTTGATGCCAGAGATTAAAGTTGGTAATAAAGTCCTCTGAAATACCCGCATATCTTGCCTCTGTAATATAACTCATTACGGTATCATTTAGATTTCTTGTTACAACTTGACTTAGTTGAGCATCTGTCATTGTATCAAAATCATGATTTCTTACAAGGTCTTCTAAAGCTTCTTGAAATGCCACAAACTTAATTGTTAAGAACTCTCGTGCAGTATCCGAAACTTGAAGTCCTGGGATAATTAAATCTACCCACATATTTGCGTGAGTAAACAATGAATGATTTAGAAGAACAGATGTGTCAATAATTCCAGCTTCCATTTTTCTTTGTTCCATCCAGCCTTGAGTTAAAATTACACCCATTGGTGAAAGACCAGTTACAAATGCTACAACAATTGCAGCCATGCTTTTATTAATAGCCATATACTGTTTTCTCCTATAATTTTCATATATTTTTTATATACTCACTACTTCATATGTTTGCTTCTGAATAATATTGGCACTCTTAGCGTCTACTATAATAAGTACTGTAACAAAAAATACTAATAACAATAATACCCATTTTAGT